ACTTGGGCCTTCATCCCGCCTCCCTCTTTGAGGGAGGTGGCGGCAAAGCCGCCGGAGGGAGTCAAAAGTAAAATTGAAATAGAAATGGAATAACCACAGCCCGTACAGCCACCGCCCAACCAGGAGACAGACAATGACCATACCCGCAATCCCCCCAGTATTACCGATGCCCATTGCCACCGGCGGTGATACGCGCGAAATTCCGGAGCAAACGCCCACCGGGACAAATCAGCTTTCTTTCCAGTCCGGGTTCCCGGCCATAACATCATCGCCGCTGGCGGTGGGCGGCATCCCGGCGCAAAGGGAAGATTTTAACGCCGCCTTAAAACTGCTTTCGCAACATGTTTTTTTTCAGCAATCGGGCGGCATGTATTTGTGGTCGGACAAGCTAAACTATTTGACCGGCAACATTGTACGCGGGCTTGACGGTATTTTGTATGAGGCATTACAGCCATCCGGGCCGGACGCCGGCGGGGCGCAGCCGACAAGCAATCCGCAGTTTTGGTTGGATTTTTTGGGTTCACTCTTGCTTCCGCCCAAGGTCCCCGCCTCCCGCGCGGTCAACACTACCCTGCCATTGACCGGCGGCGGCGATTTGAGCGCCAACCGCACGCTTGGCATCGAGCCCGCCACGCAATCCGCCCCAGGCTCGATGTCGGCGGCGGATAAGAAGAAACTTGACGGCATCGAGGCTGGCGCGACTGCTTGGCATGTATGGACGAGTGGGGAATATCAGCCAAACCCAGGCTATGTAACATCTGTCACTCACGAAATTCCCAATCTTGATCCGAATAAAGCAATTGCTGAAGTTTGGCTTAAGGTTATGACTGCGTTTGATAGTTTTGAGGTTGGATCGATTATACGCGGGTTCAGTTTTTTTCATTACTACAGCTCTGATACATGGCCCACCGCACCGAATTTAGTACTTACATCGACAAACATATCACTTTTTACAGGCGAACAAAACTTCGCTATAACTCGTCCCGGTAATTATTGTGGGGTAATAAGCTCGTATTTTCGCTATATATTTAAAATCTTCTATTGATTAGGAAATGCTATGCAAGATGACGAATTGTTCGTGGGTTTGGTGTGATAATGGGGTGAAATATCCCGCATAAATTGGAGATTTAATTATGGCAATTCCCAATATTCCCCCCATTGTCCCGCGACCCATAGCGGATTTCGGTAACGTTCGGACGATTCCCGATACTACCCCGGCCGGGACGAATCAGCTTTCTTTCGAGTCTGGGTTCCCGCCCATAACATCGTTGCCGCTGGCGACAGGCGGCATTCCGCCGCAGCGCGAAGATTTTAACGCGGCGCTGAAGCTGCTTTCGGAACATATTTTTTTCCAGCAGTCGGGCGGAATGTATTCGTGGCAAGGCGCAAGCGGAGCGTTCCCCGGCCTCAACTATCTGCCGGGCTGGCGCGTGAAGGGTTCGGACGGCAAAGAATATGTGGCGTTGCAACCGTCCGGCCCGGATGTGCCAGGTGTTGGCCCGCGCGATCCTGTGGCAAGCCCGGCATACTGGCAACTTGCCGTTGGTGTTCCGGCGGCGACGGCGGCCACAGCGACAGCAAGCGGGAATTTAGGTACGGCGAAGTATGCCGCGAGCAATGCCCCAGCTACAGTTTTTGATGAAGCGGTAACGCCGAACGGTTTGGATGTAGCGGTTCAATATTTGAAAGGTTTAATAAATAGTATCGATACCGGCAGTGGCGGTGGCGGGTTCCCCGGCACACCAAACGATATTGGTATGCCGGATGGAGATAGCCTATCAAATGGAGACATCAACGATTTATCGTTGCAAATGGTTCCCGGGCGGACGTATCTCATTTATGGCGACGTTGACCCCGATACGGGAATGAACATACACGACCCGGCATACGGCCCGTGCGGGTATGTTTCCGGCCTTCCTAAACCAGGCAACTACCGTTGTATAATCTCCGGCTTGTTTAGTATGCCATACACGGCGACGGCGGAAGATGGGCCTGACCCTTATCCGGCCTGCGGCATAGACGGCCATGAGCAAATTTTGTACGACCTCAGCACCGGCGCGATGTATAGCCGAGCGTTCTTCCCAGAGTTCCCATTCGACTGGTTCGGCAACCTTGAAATACCTCTGCCCGCTCCTAAATTCACTCCCTGGCACAGAATGGGCGGTGGCGGCGGCGCGGGTGGCGGAGCGGTCACAGAAATTGACAGGCGCATGGAATCGGGGACGTGGACGATTACGGATTTAGTGCCTTACGTTCCAGCGTATTTGTGTTTTTACACGGAATCACCACTATTCGGTCAAGATTCCGTACTTGCTCTCCTTGGCGTGGTCGATGGCGTCGCGCATTTTAAGCCATTTGACCCGGAATCGAATGAGCCAGCGTCGGAAGCTTTTATTTTAGGGTGGGTAAATACTGGCGCCCTGTTATTTCAGACAGTCTTTATCCCCTCGTCTGATACCGTGACCTTTACGCTCCTCATGACTTCTGACAACATGGGTAACAATCCACCCGGAAACGGCGTTGATTATGTCGCTATTATGCAGTGAGGTGATACATGATTTACATACTGACAAATGGTAGCAGAGTTATCAACGTCGATAACGATGTGGCGCGGCTGAAATTGCTGGATCGCGGATATTGGACGCTGACGGACAAAGAAATCGCGGACGCCGGAATGCTTGGCTTCGAGCGGTTCGTCGGCCCGCAAAACACCAAAATCGAGAACGGCGTTATCCACTTCACGCCGCCTCCGCCTAAAAAAATGCCCATTCCTAAATCCATTTCACCACGGCAGGCGCGGTTGGCGCTTCTTGGCGCGGGACTGCTCGATACCGTGGAACAGGCCATTGCCGCCATGGCGGGGCCGGAGGGGCAAGCGGCAAAAATCATGTGGGAGTATGCGACAGAAGTCCGGCGCAACGACCCGCTCCTAGTGCAACTCACCGGCGCTTTAGGCATGACCGACGCGCGGCTCGACGAAATGTTTGTTCAGGGATCGAAGCTGTAACGGGCGCTATTCTCATGCAAAAAAATACAAGGAATTTATCCAATGACTGCCGCCGGAATTACGGCCACGGCCAAAATGGCGAAGGGGGATCGCAACAGATGCGATGAAAGCGTGTAGCAATTCGGAAGAAGAGTTCCGGCAGGAAGTTAAGGAAGCCCTGAAAGATATATACAGAAGACTCGATGCTCTGAACAATTTTACCGCCAAGATCGAAGAAAGATGCCCTGGCAACAGTAAACAGTTGAATGACCTGTCGGCGAGGGTAGAGGAAATCGAGAAAACGAAGTACAAAATGATAGGCATTATTTCCACTGTTGGTTTGATTGTAAGCGGCATCATGGCCGCTGTCATATCATGGCTAGAGGATGCCATCCGATTGAAAGGCGGACGCTGACCTCTATCGCCGCCTCCTTGAACACCCCATCAAGCTTTTGTCGACCACGTCCGCCACGTCCCATGGCGGGTAAACCCGCCCCTGTGTGAGTCATGGGCATGAACGCGGCCACCACCGACGGTGAAGAGGATGTCTAATAACTTCGATCGAGCCTTCGCCGCCCTGCTTGGCAATGAGGGCGGCTATGTGAACAATCCTAAAGACCCTGGCGGCGAAACAAATTTCGGCATCACCGTCGCCGTCGCCCGCGGCTATGGCTACACCGGCGCCATGCGCGACATGCCCCTTGCCACCGCCAAAGCGATCTATCAGGCGCAATACTGGCGGGCGCAATTCGATCAGATGCCCTATGTGGTGGCTTTCCAGGTATTCGATGGCGCGGTCAACTCGGGTGTCGTTCAATCGGTCAAGTGGCTGCAACGGGCGCTTGCCGTTAAGGCCGACGGCATTATCGGCCCGTTCACGATGACGGCGATTGGCAAGGCTGATCCGCTGGCGGTTGTCATCGGCTTCAACGCCGCGCGTTTGACCTTTTTGACGAGCCTGCCGACCTGGGCAACCTTCGGCAAGGGCTGGAGCAATCGAATTGCTGGCAATCTTCTCAAGGCGGTGATGTGATGGCGGCGAAATGGATCGAAGCGGTGGCGACGGTAGCGCCTTCTGTCGCCTCGATTCTGGGCGGCCCGCTCGCCGGCACGGCGGTCAAAGCGATAGCCTCGGCATTTGGCTTGGGAGATGCCGCGACCGAAAAGGACGTCGAGCAGGCCGTACTTGCCATGGGGCCGGAGCAGATTGTCGCGCTCAGGCAAGCGGATATCGACCTGCAAAAAACGCTGACCCAGGCGGGGATCGATCTTGAGCGCATCGATCAGGAGGATAGGGCCGATGCCAGGGACATGGCCAAGGCCACGAGCTCCGTCTGGATACAGGCATCGATGATGGCCGTGCTCTTGGCGGTAATCAGCGGCTGTCTGGTGGCGATGTTCATGGGGTGTATGGAGCCGTTGGGTGAAGCGACGCGGACGATGATAAATACCATAGTCGGCGGATTGCTGGCGGCGCTCATGGCGACGATAACGTTTTTTACCGGCAGCAACAAAAACAGTCAGCAAAAAGATGCGATGCTCTTCAATTCAGAGCCTTTCAATGGGTAAAGGGCATGTGACACGCGCATAGCCAATGAGCATGACCTGTCTTACTCCTGTTGATCGTCACCGCCAGCTTCCTGGCGCAGCGCCGGCAGTTGTTCGAGCAGCACCGGCAGCCATTCCCGCACCGTCTCCCACACCACATCGAGATTGATGTCGAAATAGCCGTGGATCATGCGATTTCGCATACCGCGCATGTCGCGCCACGGCACTTCGGCGTGCGCCTGGGTGAACTCAGCGTAGCCATCCATCACTTTCGTCGCGGCCTCGCCGATGACGATAAGGCTCATAATGACAGCCTGCTGGGTACGTTTGTCGGCCAGGAAGTCATCTTTGACCATCCCTTCCACAAAGCCGCACGCATCGGCCGCGGCCCGCTGTATGTGATCGAGGTAATCGGGCAAGCGGTTCTCGCTCATACCGGCTGTGCCTCCGCGAGTACCTTGGCTCGGAACTTCGGCGGCAAGTCGCCGGGGGTCAGCAAATCGACGTCAACGCCGAGCAGCGATTTCAGCTCTTCTTGCAGGCCACCCAAGTCCAATAACGTGGCGCCGGGCAGCGCATCGACCAGCAGGTCGAGGTCGCTGCCGTCCCGGTCGGTGCCATGCAGCACCGAACCGAAAATGCGTGGGTTTGCCGTGCGAAAGCGGTTTACCGCCTCACGCACGGCGCTTCGCTTTATGTCAAGCACAATGGACGGTCGCATGGGCATCCTTTCTTATCGAAACTCGTTGAAGTGATATGCAATCAAGAAGAGAGTTTCAAGAACTATTTTCGAGAATCGCAATACCTTGATTTCCTGTGCCGCGCTGGTGGCTTGAGCAGGCTTGTCACAAACCCACGTCTTTTTCCGTTTTCCGAGACGTCCCTTCTTCAATGTTTTATCGCTCGGAACGGACAGCAGGTGGCGAAATGGGGGCATCTCCCGTATTCGAAGGATATTCCAAAAAACGTCCGCCATATTGCTGCTCATAGAGCGTGATGATTTTATCCTTGCTCTCGATCAGCTCTTGCCGCAGGCGCGATATTTCCGCCTCCAGCTCACACACGCGACGAGATTCCGTTTTTGGGGCGGCCTGTTTGCCAGTGGCTATCGGCATGGCCGCTTTCCAACCGCCCTGAGATGCCAGCATCTCGCCCTCATCAAAATACAGCCATTCCCGGCTGATCTGCGGCAAGGCCTGTAAAATCCTGGGCAGAACCGGCCAGAGATTGTCTTGCCGGGATTCATTCAAATATCCGTTTAAAGTCCGCTGCCGCATATCCAGGATGGCGGCCAGTTTGGTTTCCGATCCGGCGATTTCGTTCGCTATTCTTTTAACACGTTGAAATAACAGCACAATAAATTTTCCCCTCCGGGAATTATTTTCTTGCGTATTGGCCTATTTTTAGCTTAAATATCTTGAAATAAGCTATTTAGCTTGATTTTCTCTGAAGGAGATTGACCGTGACCGACCCTGATCAAATTAACTTAATCGCCCGCCGGAATCAAGGGCTTCGGGAGTGGCTGTTGGGGAAGCAATACACTCTGAAAATGCTGGCCGAGGCCGCTGGCGTCAGCAGCGCTGGCTTGGATGGGTTCTTGAAAAACCTCACCATGCCGGTGGAGCGCCATCGGCGCATCGTTGAAGCCTACCATGTGCCCT